AGTACCAGCAGCAGTAGAAGTTACATCACTAAAGTTGCCTACTGCGCCTACCGATGGGGCTGATGTGGGAACCGCATCGCCTTGTAGATAGCTCGCACTGTAGGAAAACGCTGCGCCTGGATTGTCTTGGGTAGCAGCAATAGTCCCAGGCGAATAAACGCCACTCGTAATTGTCCCAGCAGAGACGGTGCTTGCAGTTGTTCCATCAGTTGTGTCTATGTTGCTTCCCGATACCGAGAAAGATGAGCCAATACGTTCTGCTGCTGTAGCAGCGGCATTAACCGTAAGCTGAGTGCTCGTAGTTATGGCATGGGTTATATCAGCTCGAACTGGAGTTGCCGCCACCAAGCCAAGCAGTAATGGGAATAGTAGTCTCTTCATTCTTTTGTTTCTGGGGTAGGAGGTTTTGGAGGAGCTTGTACAACTTGCTGAATTTCTCCTCCATCTGGTGATTGGATGCGGATTGGGGTTTGCACTCTAATGATTTGTTCGCCAGCACCAGCTTGATTAGCAGCCATCATCTTCTGCATATCTTCTTTTGTTATTCCATTACCACCTTTTTTAGAAGCGGCCTGAACTCCGAAAGTAGTTAAAGTCGATGTAAAAATACTTGCAATAAAGGTCGGATCGAAGGTCTGTTTAGGAAAGCCTGGCAGGTCTATGTACGCTAATGTGAGACAGAATCCTGACCAGATCACAATTCCAAGACGGACTGCTACGCCTACTAAAGCAATCTGCTCTTCCTTATCGGGAGTCATTTCCTGAAGTTTACCCATTACACCCTTTTTCTTTTCTTCCTTCCTGTTTTGGTTCTTGTCAGAAGGAGGAGAAGTCTGTTGGTCTGCCATAAATAGAAAGAGACACTGCCCAATATTAACGTCAAACTATAATAAATACATGGACGACCTCCTGCCAGCACTAATAGGGGCAGCAGCTACTGCGCTTGTAATGGTGATATCTAACGTAAGTAATCGTAGAGAAAGAGATATTCGGGATATCTATTTTCGATTAAACAAGCTATCAGAAACGGTCAGCAGGATAGAAGGCAAGATCCAATAACGTGTGCTATGTTTTAAAAGAGGCATGAATTATGTACAAAATACTAAAGCCTATACTCCTGCGATTCCTTTCAACGACAGGGTGCAAGAGGTTAATCATAGATCTACTTCGTGTGATATGTAGGCAGACCTCCAACACATTGGATGATCGTGCAGTTGATGTACTAGAAGAAAAATTATTTCCAAGTCCATTACACCTTCAATAGGTAAAGCAATGGAGAAACAAAAATTTCTCAACATCGAGATAGACGAACCACCAATAGAGTTGCAACTGTCCGTCGAGATGCGTATTAGAGAGGTTTTAAAAAGTGATAACTACGATGATGTGAAAAGATATTGCACACATTTAATCAGGCATCAGATGAAGCAGGACGTATTCCTAGCAGGGGTACTAGAAAGAGTCGTAGAACTAGAAATAAAACTGGCTAGAAGGGAGCTAAAAGAAGAAGAAAAAACTATTGATAGGATGAAAGAGTTCTTTCATATTTAGAAAAAATCACTCGGGACAAAAAAGGGAAGACCTCCAAAGAAGTAAGGGCTAGAATCAAAAAGGTGCTCCAGGGCAACGAAAGGTCTGCGTGATCTGGGGCATCACCCCTTTGCATCTCGTATTTCCCTTACGACTTGAAGGACATCTTCAGGTAGGCGTTCATCAGCAAAGTCATCTCTGCCTGTACACACACGGCACTTACCATTCTCTTCTCCTTCAGGGGCGGGATCTCTTTTCCATGTGATGGTGTAGAAATCTCCTCCACTACTCAGTGTGTTTGGAGTCAGATGGACTTGTACTTCTAGACTCATTGGCTTTTTCCCAGTGGTGGATTAGAAGCTCGAGCTCCTGAATTCTTTGCTTCGCATATTGAATACGATCAGATGCGTTCATCTTTTCTCCACGGTCTAATCTCGTGACTATCAAGCACAAGGCACTTCCATTCAGGATGCTCTGCCTTAACTAGTTCAACTGCCTCAGCGGGTGAAGATGCACGTTGAAAGACAAGAGAAGCCTTCGTATGTTTTTTATCAGGATCTACGACCTTAACGGTGAAGATTTTGATTGGACTAGCTGAGATTGTCATCTAAAACGGCATATCGTTGGCAGAGGTTGGGCCTGCTTTCTGCGTTGGTTTGTAACTTGAATTTTCATCTACATCAAACATACTCACCATGGCTGCTGATGGATTTGGTTTGCCACTGAAGTCGGGCAGACCTGCTAAGTTCACCCATCGATCTATCAGAATAAATTGTTTGCCTTGGTCGTTCTCCATGACGACTCCAATGTTCTGCCAATTTGCTTTTTTATTGCCCTGACCGTCAACGTACTCTCGTGTTTTGACCGATAGGTTCTTTACTTTTCGTGCCATAAGGAATCTCCTGTAGGATGCGTATGCGGACAAAACCACCGAGGTAGTCTGAGTCCATTGTTGAAATAACGGTATTAAACCGCTTGTCATTTATCTTAAGTGCATCTGCCAACCCATCTATCCCTGACTTCATTCTTGCTACTAAATTGTCACGGTCATAACTCCTTCTATCTGGTGGGATAAAGGTCATTTCGAGGACTAATTTCTCAGGGATATTATCTGTCTTAATTTTTTTTAGTTGTTCTTTAGAGACACTGAAGCAAGCATTTCTATATTGTTTTTTTGCCCTTGCTAACTTTGCCCAATGCAATCTGGCATTTGGTGATAGATCTGATGGCGGCCATCCTAAAACTATCTCAATCATCTTCTCGCTCCAATTCATGTAAGCGATTTCTTATTGCATCGAACCTCTCTATGTATTCTTCTTCTGGCATATCTTCAAACCAATAGTATCTATCTAGCTCCGCTAGTTGTTGTTTGCAATTAACAATCCGCATAGTTTTGTCTTTATTCATTGCTGCCCTATAACGGGTGATCTGCATGATTTTAATAATTTCGTCGGGTGTAAGTGTCATTGGCTCCTCCTGTAACTATCCCAATCGAAACCTATCATCTTGCCTCCATTCTCTCTTAGCCTGTCTGTAACACGTTCACCGAGGTAGTCTGCTAGTTGGTCCCCTGGAATGTTTGATAATAAGATGGATGGTTTCAGCTTTTCATAGCGGTCATTAAGGACATCAAATAAAATTTGTTTTTCAAAATCTGATCCAAACTGTACGCCAACCTCATCCAGTATTAACAAGTCCGGTGATGCAAATACATTAACTATTTCGCTTTCGGTTTCGTTTTGATTAGACCAACTGTCCTTCACTCTCCTGATCAAACGTTGCACGGTAACAAATACTGGTGACCGTTTCTGCTGGATGATTTCCAACGCAATGCCTATTGCCAAATGGGTCTTACCTGTCCCGGGCTTGCCAACAAAGATTGCACAACGTCCTTCCTTCATAACTTGGTCGAAGTTCTCTGCATACTCCTTTGAAAAATCTAATGCTTTCTTTTGACCAGATGTTTTTGCTATGTAAGTTTCTAGCGTTCTATCCCTGAATCGCTCTGGAATAGCAGCTCCATTTATCTTTGCTTTCCATCTAAGCTGCTCACGTTCTAATGCTCCTTCCTTTTCCCTCTGAAGGATCTCTTCCTCCTGTTTTGTTTGCAGTATTTCTAGGCACTCAGGACAGTATGTCCAATGCTCTCCAACAAAGTTTGTTGCGGTATACGCACCATGTTCATCACATACTCGCTCTTCTGTTGGTCTGTCTTTATCTAGTAGTTTTTTAAAAGTCATATCTCTTGTACCCCCTCTCCGTAATTAGCTTCTGCAAAAACCGTTTTCTTTGCAGTGCTTTCATTTTTAACCCAATCGGATTTGAAGCCACGCCATCCTCGAACCTGACACATGGTCAAAGCTTCTTCTAGCGTGACGGATGCTTTTTTTGCTTCAGAAGTAATTCCTTTCAAAGCAGTTTCTGTTAATGGTGCTTTCACATTCCTCCTGTGTTTTAAGAAATCATCCCAAGTTTTTTTAGAAACAGTGCTCGGACGCTTTAGCGTCTTCTTATTTGTTTCTTGTTTCTTGTTT